GGCCGTACTCGTTTCAGGGGATTAAGCTCGTCGGACCTTACGGTTGGAGCCATTTCGACCGGTGCAGGGGCTTTCGGGGCTTGGTATTCAAACTCTGGGGCGGTGGGAGCCTCGAACGGAATTGGCTCTAAAACCGGGAGGGCAGGCTCGTAAAAATCGGGGACGTTTAGCTTTTCGCCTGTATCCACGTCCCAAGTCCCATACTCATCTGCGTAGTGCGTTCCCGTACCCCACTCGGCGTGAGCAGACACTGGTACTATGTTTTGGACCGGGTCGGTCAGCTCGCTGATTGCCACTTCCCTTTCTTTAGCCTCGGCGGCGTCCTCTTTGGCTTGCGTGGCTAAAGTCTGAAGCCCTCGCTTCTCGCTGATTAGCCCTTTGTAAGTCTCGCTATTTTGAAATTCCTCGTAAAGTTGTTGCCGGGTTTTCCCTTCGTCCGCAGGGAAATTGTAACGACCGGAATAGCTTCCGACTCCGACTGTGTTTACGTTCCCCGGAAGGTCCACGCCTACGACTTCCTCGTTAGACGTTGGCGGGGAAATGTAAAGCCTGCCGTCCGAGCCTTCCTGCGTGAAAAGTTGCGTTAGGGCTTTGTCTCGGGCAGAAGCCTCGTCCGCTTTTGAATTTTTTAAACTTTCATAAATGGTAAGCGGAGCTTTAATGATCTGATCCGGGAATCCCGAGGCTTGTTCAGCAATTATACTAGCCGTCCCCGTTCCGGGGATTTTGCGGATGCCCGCCCCGAGGCTTTCCAAGCCTTGGTTGACGTATTCCATGCCGGGGACTTTGTTCACTAGTTCCGCCCCTTTGTTTAAAGCTGGGTTTATCGGGTCGTACTTCCCAAATAAACTTCCTAATCCGGACGCCATGCCTACGCCGGGGACTGCCGTCTTTAGGCCGGTAAGTGCGGCGCTTCCGCCAGTTCCCAATTCTCCTCCTAAAACTTTCCCAGCCGTGCCGGCGTATCCGACTCCCGTGGCTATGTCGCCGAGTGTGCCTATTCGCTGGTCCGTTTTGCTGACTTTTTCTGCTTTGGCAATAGCAGCGTCTATTTCTTCAAGCGTTTCCGCATTTGCCAGCGCGCGGTTGATGTCGTTGAGACTGTTTTTCAGGTTATTTGCATTAAATAGCTGCCCTGCCACGTTTACGGCCTGTAAGCCCGGCGAGCCGGCACTGCCCTCTCTTCCACTCGAGCCGGCGGCCCCGGTGGAAGAAAACGTGGCTACTCCGGAATTGAAATTATAGCCGGAGCTTCCCGCGCCCGGACCGAATACGTCCTGAAGACTCGCTAATGCTTTATGGTCTTGAGCGGTTGACATCTACTTGGCTTCTAGCTTTTCGACTTTGGCCGAGAGTTCTTGGACCGCTTTTATTAGAGCCGGCACAAAAGCCGTCATCGTTAGGCTTTGCATCCCGTTTTCTCCTTCGCTCCAGCCATCCCATTCGGTTATGCCTTGGTCGTCTAAAACTTTTTTCACCTCCTGCGCGATGAAGCCCGTGTAAACGTTCGGATCGTCCTTGGGCTTCGAGTCGGACGGTTTGTCCGAGCCATCGCGAAGGAAACGAGCTTCCTTTAACTTTTCCGGCCACTGGAAGGGATTTAGCTTTTTGAAGCTAACGGCCCGCAGGGCATTTAAGAAGGAAAGGCCGAGGCTGCTGGTTTTGATGTTCTTTTTGACTCGCTCGTCCGAATCGACGGTCAAAGCGACTTGGCAATGTAAACTCGAAACGGACGCATTCCCGAGTCGAACTTGATTTGCGGCGGTTGGATTGACTGCATAGCCGAGGCAAGTCGTATTCGTATATGCCGCAGGTGCTCCGCTTGCCGTATTGGCTCCCGAACCTAATGCCGTGTTTTGTGCGGCAGTCACGTAGTAGCCGGCAAAGTCGCCGACAAAAGTGTTGTCGTCGCCAGTGGCATTTGTCTGCCCGGCTTGATTTCCGACGTAAGTGTTGTCGGTTGAAGTCGTAGTGTTCCATCCTGCGGCGTAGCCGATGCCGGTGTTGACGCCGGGAGTCGTCTGCTTTGCGAGGGCCAAAGCTCCGACCGCCGTGGACTGAGCGCCGCTGGTGTTTAGCGTCAAAGCCTGAAGCCCGACCGCCGTATTCGTATTTCCATCAGCATTCGTATACAAAGCGGCCCATCCGACTGCCGTGTTGCTCGTACCAGAAGTATTTACCTGCAACGCCCCTGCCCCGATGGCCGTGCCGAATGCCCCCGAGGTGTTGGCGTTGAGCGCCCCGTGGCCGCAAGCCGTATTGCCAGCCCCCGTATTCACGGCGTTCAGGGCCAAAGCTCCGACCGCCGTGGAATCGTCCATCGTGTCCTGCGCCCCCGCCTTCGATCCGACGTAAGTCGTCTCCTTGCCTGTCGCCGCAGCCCCGGCGGTGTAGCCCACCGCAGTGCAGTCGCTTTTCGTAGCTATTACCGCAGAAGCGGACGCCCCGACTGCAACGTTGCGAGTGCCGGTAGTATTTCCGACTAAACTGTAATCGCCGACCGCTGTGTTTAAGCCCGCAGTGTTGACTTTGAGGCTGCGATAGCCCACGGCAGTGCTTCCATCCCCCGTCTCATTTGTGGTGAGTGCTTCGTGTCCGACCGCCGTGTTTTGATTGGCAGTAGTGTTCGCGGCCAAGCTTTTACTGCCGACCGCCACGTTCGAGTCGCCGGAGGAATTGGCCGTTAAAGAATCGGAGCCGACCGCCGTGTTGTCGTCGCCAGTCGCCAGTTTCAGGGCATTCGACCCGACTGCCGTGTTGTCGTCGCCTGTGGCCAAGGTATAAAGAGCCGAATATCCGGCGGCGACGTTGCCAGTACCGGAAGTGAGGGCGGCCAAGGCCGATTGGCCGATAGCAGTCCCGGCAGCCGTTTGAATAATTCCCGAGTTCCCGATCAAATTCGCGACTGTAGCTTTGCGGAGGATGTCCGTCCCGCTCATGTCCTGAATGAGAACGAAATCATCGCTGGCAACGGCAGCCTCTTCGGTCTGGCCGCCGATGACTCCGCCCGTCCCTTCGCTCGAATCCAGACTAGTAGCCGTGACTTGACCGGATGCGCCGACGATGTTGGCGACTGTAGCTTTGCGGAGAATGTCCGTCCCGCTAACGTCTTGAACAAGTACGAAATCCCCGCCGTCAATGGTAGCCTCCGCCGTCTGGCTTCCGATAATTCCGGTGGATTCGGAAGGATTCAAAGTCGCCGTGTCGATTATGTTGTTCATGTCGGTATGGTCGACCGACTGCCCGCTTGAAAAAGTTGTCCCTTTTAATAAAACTGCCATGTTATGCGTAGCTCCTGCGTTGTCTGGAGCCGGTATGGCCCTCTATTGAAATGTCCCTAAGTTCCCATCGACCGGCGGCAGTCGCCCCGTTGTCGATGGTTAGCTGAATGCCATTGCCCCGCTGGCGGATGCCCAGTCGGCGAAAGTCCTCTTCGATGGCCGTAGTCGTAAACTCCCCCAGCTCGGTCGAAGCCGAGTCCGGCTCGCGTGTGTCTGCCAGCACTCGAAATTTCGTACTGCTGGCCGTCTTGGTCGTACTCCCGATAGTGGCGATTTTCCATCGCTTGACGCTCGATACGTCCCCTCCCCGGTAAAGCCTCGTAACGGCTTTTGCGTCCACCGCAACTTCTGACGGCTCAGTCCCGTTTCCGTACTGATCATTCCCGTCTGCCTCTTCCTCCAGCAGAAGGATTTTCCCCGACGAGCAGATTGCCGCGACTCGGAGCTGGTTGTTATAAATGATCCGGATTAAATTGTCGACGTAGACGCCGCTCGGAAGCGTATCGACGCTCTCCCAGCTATTGAGCACGATATTGTATATCAGTATTTTGTCGTTGCCCGAAGGAGAGCTACTAACGGCCAGAAAGTAACGATTCGACGCCACTACGGCGCAGGCCGTGGTCCGGGCGGTCGTAAAGTCGATTGCCTCGATCTCGTCCTCGATGTCAGCCGAAATCGGGTCGTCCGTAATTTGCAAATAAGCGACTGGCGTGCCTACCCGGCTGGAGCCTCGGACGGCGGCGTTTACCGAGTACACGCCGGAGTCGTTCAGGAAAAAGATTAGGCCGCCAACCTGCCGGACAGTTTCGCGGGCTACGATGCCGAATTGATTGGAAACTTCCGACTGGAGGTAGTCCGAGGCGAACAGGTCCGACACGCTGGTAATGACGTGCAGGCTTCGCCTTTTTCCTACCATTAAAGCATCGCCCTCGATTGGAGATAAACTGGTAATCTGGTCGGAATCTCCGGGCTTAACCGAATCTTGATCTTGATAGCGAAATAAATTCGGATCGCCCAAAACACTAAAACGAATCGTATCCCGCCCGGTTGGGACGCAAAGCCGGTTCGAGGCATAGACTGCATAGCTGCTCGGCGGTATTGTCGAAGTTTCGGCAGGCTTTTGAAAAGTTCCCGTCTCGGCGGATAAATTAGAACCGTCGAAAATTAGAGGGTATTTGCCGAGATTGACCGCCAAGGTAAACGGCAAGCTCGGCGAGTCGGTTCGCCAGAGAAATAAATAATGGAATGCCTGCATTATCGAGCAGCCCGCCGCAGCCGTTTCTCCGCCGGCGTATAAAATGGTTTTCTTTGATCCGTCTGCCGGGTTAACGAAATAGGCTCGGTCGGAGCAGGCTAGAACCACGTACTCCGTACTACTCGCGGGATCGCGGTAGAAGGTCGAGGCGAGGACTGTAGCCCCGAGAACCGTGGCGTCCGAGGTCAGCCTTTTAAGCCCTTTGCGAACTACGGCTGAATTTGTTTCCAGTCGCAGGTTTTGAGATTCGGCCAAATAGTTTTCGGGAATACTGCCGGCATCTCGGAACGAACCGAAGCCCAGGAAGGCCCGATCCCCGTCGAGGACAGGCTGGTCGTCCAGTTTTCCATATGACCGGTAGCGGCTCACTTTTTTTTAAGCACTTGGTAGATGCGGATAGACATGAAAACGATAGTGCAGCAGGCGGCTATAAGGCTCGCCAAATGACTCCACTGGGCGAGGCCCGTGGCAGTTACAAGGCCGCCTATGCCGCCCCATATCGTCCGGTCGGCTAAAAGCTCCACGTTTTGACTGCTTCGATGTTCGAGCATCCTGAAAAGAGTTCGATTACGGCTATCGCTACTATTATAAGAGCGAAGCCCGTTAGTATTTTGCCTCGCTTGGAAAGGCCGTTAAAAATCTCAAGTAGCTTCATCATTTTTGTCGCAAATTTTCTTTATTTTCTTCGAGTTTGATCGGGTTATAAATAGAGGAATCAGCAGGAAGCCGAGGACTACGAATGCCGCAACTTTCAGGGCCAGCCAGATCGTGTCCATAGCGTTCTCGAAAGAACTTTGCTGGCCCTTCATCTGGGCCGAGACAATCGCTGAAACGTCGCCACGGCTCAAGGCATCCACGGTACTGACTAAATTCTTGTTTTCCTCTACTAGAGCAGCCCCTTTGCCGACCGACCAGCCGAGTAAAGCGCCGCCTCCGCCGGCCACCGGACCGCCAACCGAGCCTACAGCCCCGCCGACAGTCGCGCCGAGTGGGGCGTAAAAGCTGGAACGAGAACATCCGGTAAGCATTGCGATCATGACTATGGCGAGCAGCCTCATTCTTGCGGAGTCCACCATGCCGTAGTTTCCAAAAGAGCTAACATTTCCGCATGGCTGAGAGTGTCCTTGCCGTAAAGGAATCGCGGCTTTGCCCCCTCGTACTTAACGAAAGTTTGAGTTTTATCGCCGTTCCATGCCAAAGTGTTTTCTGAGTCCTCCAAGACTTCGGAAAACACGATGTCATCTACTTCGTCTGCGTCTAATACTACGTAGTTCATGATGGCACGTCTGAAACTATGTCGCCGGATTCTGCGTTCATCATTGTCGCGTTATTGCCTGATGGCACGTAAGCTGATCCATCCCAAGTCACTCCGTGATCCGTTAGCGTGGGATAAGTGTCTCCATCCCCACATCTCCACCAGCCAACGGGATTGAGAGCGTCCAAGTCGGCCGGCGCGCCGGAGTTGTAAATATCAGCGATATTTGAACTTGAAAGTGCGGAAGCAAAAACTGCGACTTCGTCAATGTTGCCGTTGAAGTAAAATGTTGAGTTGTAACGCATACCGCCGATAATCGTGGCCGTATAAGAACCGCTGTTGGTGGTCACGCTTTTTGAACCTTTGTCCGAGCCGTTGAAATATAACTGCGCTGAACCGCTCGTAAAGATCACGGCCATGTGATACCAGTTACCCGCCGTTATAGTGGTATTCGTCCACGGAGTAGCCCACCCCGAGGCGTAGGTGTTAGCTACGATCTGAGCTTCGGTGTCATTACCGCCCTCAGTCCCACGAATGCCTATCGCACGGTCGTACCCAGTCCCATGAACATTCGTTAGTTGGAAACAGTAGGCGAAAGAGGGAGGCGAGCTCCCGTACGGCGCTACAAAAGCCGGGGGGACTGCGGTTGGCTTGAACCAGAGCGAAATTGTGCAGTCTCCTGTGATTGCCAAGTCGCTCGCGCCGGAAATCGTGGCGTATTCGTCTGCGCCGTCGAGGAGAATCGACTTGGTATTTGGAAACGGAGTAGCGCCACCAATAGGCGCGCCGCTGATCGTGGCCGCTGATCCCCCGCCGAAGCCGAGTCCCTGCGATATGCTGGAGATTGGCATTAGGAGAGGTAGATCACCGCGCTTCCGGAAGTGAGGAAGACGTAAGAAAATCGCCCATACAGACAATCGCCCTTCGAGAAAGTTTCGGTCGGCGTGCCGTCCATGTTGCCCGTCAAGGTGTTGATGACCGAATCCGACAAAAACTGTATGCAGTAAAAGTCCTCGGTCGTTCCCGCCGTAGTGATGTACTTGGAGCCGTTGCCCCCGCTAAGATTGTAAACGTTTACTTGTCCCATATTACGTAGTGGTTTGAGTTACTAAAAGTGTCGGCCACATGGCCGGATAAGAATTTATTACGATTCGATTCTGCGATTGAAGGCGCTCGAAACGGTCGATCTCCTGCATCAAATATTCCTCCGCTCGGGCGTTCTCGAGCTGCGCCTTGTCGTTCTGCCCGTCCGCCACGTAATAGTCGGCGATGCAGGCGGATAGAAGATGCCGTTCGAGGAATTGCGGGATGTTTGTTTCCGAGCCGCCATAGTCGTCGCTTGGCACTTTCGAGCCTACGACGTAAACGGTCGTTTCCGAAGTGTTCGGCGGTAGGACCAGATAGCCTCCCATGAGGCTGAATTTGATTTGCACGGCGGTCCTATCCTCCCAAGGAACTTTGTTCCATACGGAGAAGACGTCGAAGAGGTTGGCATCATTGTTTATTCGGACGGCCTTGTCCGCTTTCAAGGTGGACGACGAAACAGCCGCCACGGTCATCGTCAGGACGTTGATGAGGTCGGGCCATTTGGCCCTTGTCCACGCCCCCCGAACTCTGTCGGTCAGGCTGCGCTTCAGAGCCGTTTCCTCGGCGGTAAGAAGCGTGTCCACTCCGATGGCCGAAGTGAACCTATCCTTGAACGCATTGTAGCTTACGGTTCTCAACGGCAGTCGATCTCCGGGTTGTCGCGAAGTAGCTCGCGGCGGTAGGATTCATCCGACATCGAGCCGGGATTTTGCTGCTCATGGCGAAAGTAGGTCCGAGCATCCATTACGCTTTCGAGGCGTAGGAGTCCCTTTCCTCCACGCATTTCCTCGGCGGTCTTGCGGAGCTTCCGGGCCTTGTCACGATATTCGTGCTTTTCCCGCCGTGCTTCGTCCTCGTTATGCCTTGCCACTCGCTCGGCCATCTCTTCCGAACTGAGCGATTTTCTACCACTTTTAATTAATATATCCATAAAGAAAAAGGAGGGACGACCTTCCCCAAAGTCGTCCCTCCACCCCCAAATCAAGTAAAGGGTTTATCCCAAATCAAACAATACTACCCAATGCCCGTGCATTGAGAACGCATACTGTACCACACCATTCCGCAAAACCACGTCTTCCGCCTCCGCCTACGTCGGGAAGCTCGATAGAGCCTACGCCGTCGAGCGTCTTGAGGCTTACCGTGTCGTCCTTCGGCATAAGAATGCCCGTGTTGCGAACGTCGGCGTTGATTGCCACTCCGGACGATCTGCCTGCGAATAACGAAGGCACGATGTCGATGCGGCCATAATCAGATAGCCAGCTAGTGACGCTGAGACGTAGCGCGGCATCGTCGGAATCCACGTTGAAGGCGGCTCCCGTGGCCGTAACTGCTCCCGAAGCTCGGGAATAGTCCGTTATCTCGTTAACGACTGCCGGGCCCGAAATCAGAGTGTACCCAACGGATTTTCCGCCTGCTTCGTACACGGCTTGAACCAGTGCGCGGAGGTCGGATTCAGCCATTGAGCCGCCGCCGGAAAGGTTGAATCGACTACCGGTAACGGAACGGAAATCCTGCTTGGCGGAAGTGTCGAACACGCCGGTCGTAGCTGTAGGATCGGTCCAGTGCTTCAGGCCGCCGAGCATGTCGCCTACCGAGCTTGTGCCGGTCTGCGGAAGCTGGCTCGAACAGATGGCGGACTCGATGTCGGTCTTCAGGAGAATCAAAGCCTTGGCGGCGGATGCTCCGTAAAGGTTGGACTGTGGTCCGGCGACGTCGATCTTCTCGGCGAGGCGAGATACGGCGAACGGGCGCTGGACCTGCTGGATGCGATTGCCCATTCTGACCCGAGTCGAAATCTCGTCGGCGAATCCGGAATTGAAGCTGAGATCAGCCCCATCGACAGGAGGAGTGGCGAAAACCGGCTCTCCCAGTGAATCGACCATCCATTCGGTCAATAAAGCCCTTGGACTTTTCGTTTGTTTCAGTGTGCTGAACACGGGCGTCTGCTCGGGCGAAACGCGCTTTAATTGGTCAGATAAATCTTCGCGAGCGCCTTGCACGCTCGTAACATTGTAACTTGTGGCTATAGCCATGGTATATAATCTCCTTAATTTATGAATTTAAAAAATCTGCGAATGAAGCTTCCGATATTCGACCTGTGCCTAGCTTTTTGGCGGCGGCTGCTTTCTGTCTGGCGTCCTTTGTCGCGGGCGGCGGGGCGAGTGATTCGCCTACCTGAGCCGGAGGAGTTTTCGCCTTCCTTTTGGCCGGCTTCTTTCCCTTCGACTCGGCCTTCGCGTTAACGGATCGGAATCCCTCGACGATCAGGCCCATAACGAAATCCCTGTTCGGCAGCGCGTTAAGCGAGGCGTATC